TGCGGTACCGCTGGTAGGCATTAGATTATCCGACCCTTGGTCTTGCCCCGTTGAGCAATGCCATCAGCACGACTAGAAGCAGAGGATTTCACAAAGCCACCTTCATTAAACCTATGTTGGATCCCTAATCTATATTCTTTATTACGATTAACATCCGCGCCTATATCAGTCATTCCAGATTTAGATTTGTAATTAACGCCTAACCCGGTTGCTTCACGATCAATATTTGCATGACTGCCGTCTCTACCTGATCGAAAAGAAGCGCCTACTCTAGGAGTAACTGATAACTCGCCCTCTAAACCCAGCGAATCTCGTAACTTTTCCATAGTAATTTTCTTACTTAAATTACTACGCCCATATTGTTGGTCTGAACTACCGCCAACATCGTAATCCCCTTGAATATCCAAGTTCTTTATAGCCGCAACTATGTCTCTTATATCCGCCATCAGATCATGCGACCCTTGGTCTTGCCGCGAATCTCACAGCCGCCGCCGCGCCCGGTGGAGCCACCAAACTTCATGCCAGTACCTACAGAGGAGCCTGTACACCACGAGCCGCCATATTTGCGGCTTTAGCAGCCATTCTCTGCTGGCGTTCCGACATATTCTCGTAGTTCCTACCGATGATGCGTTGGCGATTGGCAGTCTGGAGTCCTCTGCCAGCCGGTCCACCATAGCCAGCACGCCAACAGAACCTATCGCTACGGCACCTTTAAGAAGGTTTTTTGCAATACTCTCTTTTTCTTCGAGAGTCATATCGGGGTCGCCAAAACTAACACCACCAAGATCTACGCGAGTCATGGGCGCGATATCGCGAGTCATGGGCGCGGATCGGATGCCTTGTCTTTATTGACGCTCTTGCTGGCTTCTTCTCTGATGCGATCTGACGTAGGAGAATCCTTGTATTTCTTTATAAATTCTTCATTTGACATACTACGCGGCTTCGACTTAGCAGTGGGCGGCTTGTCTTTTTTAGCAGGCTTTTTAGACAAGTCTTCGAACATACGGCGCGTGTCACCCTTATCGGAAACCCGTTGCATTTTCTGTTTCATACGGATCTGCCCTTGGTCTTACCCTTGATCGCGCAGCCATCACGGTTACCACGGGTCATGCCACCCTTTCCGTAGGTCATGCCGCCACCCAGCATCTTGCCCTTGCCATCAGCAGCGAAGAACGGAACCTTGGAGCCGTTCTTATCGACCATCTTGAGGCTACCGCCCTCGTTGTAACCCATTCGACCACCGCGATTCATGCCCATAGGCTCTTCCATTTCGCCAGACTTTTCGATTTCGATGGAAACCGATACAGGTTCGCCATCTTTCTCGCGCATTTTCTTACGCATACTACGAGCCGCCATAGGAAGAAGTCCGACATCCTTGCCGAACATACCCTTGCCCGTTGCCATACCGTAAACTGGCGAAAGGCTTCCAAGAATCTCTTCGATTCCACTGGAGCGTTCAACTTCAATTTCGCCGCCGTCCTCGTAACGCTTAATTCGACCTTTCATGCTCGTGTCCTCCCGCGAATAGCACAACCGTCACGACCATCCTTTTTGGTCATGCCGCCACTTTTCATCGGTTCACCAATTTCATCAGTCATCGGTTCACCGGTTTCATCAACGACTTTCTTGCGAGACCTTCTAACAAGTCCGGGAATAACATCGACATCCGATTCATCCATTCTGGCGAAGAACAAGCCTTCTCCGGGAAGTTTCTCGCCCTCATCAACGCTTTTGGTAATTCCGGATATCTCGGAACCCTTTGAGAAAGGCGACTCGGACTTTACATCCCCGCCTTCCTGATAGCGCATCTTGTTCATATTCATTGCCTTCCTTACACCCGGCTTGGTGATCTGCTGGTTCATGTTCGCACGAGATATAGCCATGTCACTTACCTCGTTGTCTAAACGGTCTTACTTTTTCAGCAACGGCTTTTGGCTGCGCGACGAACTGCTTGCCTTGCGCTTTACCCTTACGTTTAGCGGCGGTGGTACGGGCATATTCCGAAGGCGAGAGAGCCTTAATCGCAGCCGACGGAAGGTATCTTTCACCAGTTTTACTAGATGGTTTACCACTTTTCGTCCTCCAATCCTGCTCAGTCCAAGCCTTTAATGAACGCTGTGTCGCTTTCATTTGATCAGCCACCTACGATTCAAAAACTAGGGTTTACTTCTTCGCCTTCTTAGGCGGAGTGTGCGTAAGCAACTTACTTTTCTCAGTGTGCTTTTCACCGGTCATCAATACCTTTCCAGCCTTATGGGTCGGTCCTTTGTAGACCTTACCGTCAGAAAGATAATGGGTAGCATTCTTGCTCATTTGTAACCTCCGCCTGCGGCTTTGTATCGTTTTGCAACAAGTTGTGCTTTTCGTGCTGACCATTGTCCTGCGCCAGTACCCTGTACCGCAGCGGCTTTGACGCTATTGAAGATACGCTTACGCATCTCAGGCTTGGTGTAGTTCCCAGCCGCGTTGACCTTGCTTTTTGCCTTTGCCATGTCAGCAGTTCCATGCACGAAGCGATTTATTGATCCGGCTGTTTGGATCCTTGGCGGTCTTTTCGCTGGTCAGTTTCTTCTTCATGCCGGTCATCCGGGCGCAAAAAGACTTACGCCGCGCTGCATCCTTTTCCGTTTTGGGTTTAGGTGCGGGAGGTTTCAAACCCGGCTTGCCCGGATTCTCCCGATTGTAGGAAGCCCTGCCTTTGGCGTTTAAACCTCCGGCAGGATTCTTACCTTCAGCGCGTTGCCAAGTAGGGCTTTTCGCCATAACTCACCCGCAGAGAACTGTGACCTTGGAGACCTGATCCAGCGTCATGACTGCAAAGTCATTGTTCCCACTCTTCGTGGTCAAGATCCCTTCAGGGGGGATCATGGCATCGTTTGCAGTGCTGTCGGCTGGGCTAAAGACCTTCAAGATGACAGTGTTGTTGGGCTGTGCGGTAAAGGTGATAGAGCCTTGGGTTCCAACGGCGATGTAGAAAAGACCCTTAATGCGGGTACGCGGGAACGCAAGGTCACCGCCGTAACCGATCTTGATGCCACCGGTAGAAGCCGCACTGATGCTGATGCTGCTGACACGGGTGTAGTAGTTGGTCGAATAGACCACGGTCGCGCTCGGGCCTGTAACGGTCTCCGTTGCAACGCCGTTGTACCCCGTAGCACCAACCTTGACACCGGTGACGGTGAAGGTCTTGTTGGCATCCGCACCATTAGAGGTGATGGAAACCTTGTAGCCAGTTCCGTACTGACCTACATCATTTGCCAAAAGGGCGATGTTTCCAGACGCTGCAATGCTCGCAGAAGCGCGGAAATAGTCATCGTCGCTGGTCGGGTTAACCGCCCAGATATCGTACTGTGCCATAGAGAATCCTCCGTTTTAGGGGCTAAACCCCGGTTGATTAAACGGTGACGCTCTTGTACAGGGCGATGTAGGCCGTGGTCGCTCCGACCAGAACCTGAATGTAACCCTGCTGGGCAGACACTGCGCCCGAAGCCGCATTGACCACCACACCAATCTTGGTGCTGCCAATCGTCAGGGAAGTGCAGAGAAGGTTCGTGATCGTGCCAGAAGAGGCCTTAATGACCGTCGCGGACACATCACCAATGAAGCCATTGTCCGACTCAACCGGACCAGAGAAAGTAGTCTTAGCCATGTTTAAACCTCGTATGCGAGTTGCCTGCCAGTCTGCATACCGTCAGCCGGGTCTGTCTGGCAGGCTAAAATTATCCCGGTAGTGCGATTAAACACCACAAATACACAAAAAGAAAGGGGGTCCGAAGACCCCCATCCCATTCCGACCCTATTAGGTCGAACCCGGCGAACCGTAGATGCCAAGCGGATCGCTGACACCAAACGAGTAACGCTCACGGGCCTTGTACCGCACATTTCCGGTATCAAAATCACCATCCATGGAGGTCGAGAGCGGGGTACGCACGAAGTGCTTCATACCGTTCGGGACATCCGTGATGATGAAGAAGGCGTTCGTGTCAGTCAGGTAGTGATTGACAGCGTAGCCTTCCGGGATAGCGCCCATGTTACGGATCGCATTGATGTCGTTGTCAGCGGTCGCCGTGCGGAGAGTGGTCTCCATCAGGCGCTCGGCAACGAACATCAACTGCGACGGCACAACGAGACGACGCGGACGGGCGGCGATCAGAAGACCGCGCTCGTCCACATAGTTCGCAATCGAGATGATTGCATCTTCAAGAGAAGTCTCGTTGAGATCCGCACCCACGGTCGGACGGTTGGCATTGGTGCCACCGCTGACCAAGGGATGAGCCGTGCTGAACAGCGTGACACCATCTCCCGACTGGAAGGTGGTGAAACCGTTGTTCAGAAGGGCAGCAGCCTTGACCTGCTTCGTGTTCGCCGTACCACGGGCGAGAGCCTTGGTGTAACGAGCAGAGAGTTGGTCATAGAGATTGTCCTCCATGGCCTCCTCAGTGATCGAGAAACCCATTGCAATCGTTTCGTGGTTGTAACGAGCCGTGTAAGCCTCCTGAGCATTGTCATAGGCAATAGCCTGACCTTCCTGCTTAACCGGAGCCGTACCGAAACCCGACAACTTGACTTCCTCTTCGAAAGCCTTCTCGGAGTTCTCGGTCTCATAGATAAGCGTATGCTCATCTTCGTACTTGGCATACTCCAGACCGAAAAGGGCATTAAGCCCCGGCAGGAGTTCCTTCAACATTTGTGCGCGTGAAATAGCCATTTTTCAGAACTCCTTTAGGCGGTGACGCTACTGTAGTAGCCGTGGGTCAGAACATTGAGTTTGACCAACAACTCCGGGAACGTCGTGAACACAATGGTTGATGCAGACGGGATAGCAGTAACGCTACCCGGCACATCAATGGCTGCGTTGATGGTGACGGAAGTATCGCCAGCGGCGGCTGCCACAGTGACGAACGAACCCGTCTGAATCAACTGACCATTGCTGGCATAGTAAGCCACACTCGTTCCAACCGTGATCGCCGCCGGAAGACCCGAACCCGTGAGGGTGATCGTAGTCGAGGAGGACGAACCTGTAGCCGTAATCGAAGAGGAAGTCTCTTCAACCACGCCCACACAACGCAACGGGAGGATTGAGGTCACAGGCGTAGCCGAAGGCGCGAGGATCGCGTTCGCGGAATTGCCTGTATTCACATTTCCCGTGTTGTTGACGCAAGAGAGGTTGGTTCCAACGAGCGCATACGCGCCCGATGCCATGACCGTAGTCGCAGAGCAAACCGCAGCCTTGAACACCGTGTCCGGGTCATCGCAAACATAAGCGATAGCATCACCAGCCAGCGTCGAAGCCGGATAGTACTGCGAGAATCGCTTGTCCTTGGTCACCGGATCAGTGTAGGAGCAACCCAAGAAGACACCCGTGACCGCGTTGGAATTGGTGGCAGCACCAATTGAAACTCGGGTCACAGAACCTCGCACAACCTTGATGAAATCTCCGTAGAAGATGTCCGTAGCAAGGCCGTACTGAATCGGGTACATACGGGTGGAACCCGCAAATACCTGACCGCCGATCAGGTTAATCGGCTTCAGCCCATAGGGGGCTGTCACATTAGTTCCTGAAGCCATTTGAAATTACCTC